CGTGCCTTCTGCCCCTTAGGGGATACTCCCCCACTACCATTCACCGTCCGGCGGAACGTATTGTCTTCCGGAGCGCTTTGTTGGTTTACGCCGCAATTCGTCAATTGTTTTGTTACTTTTTCTTGCGTTGCAGATACGGTGGGCGGCTCTCAAATTGCTGAAATCTTCCGCCACGGCGCGTGGGGATGGGTATCCAAATTCACGCCATCTGCTGACAGGAATTGTTTCGTCAATGACCCAAGACCAAGGGTCGCTGACTTCGTTCCGGTTGTAGTCGATGGGTCTGCCACATAGGTAGCAGACATCTCCACGGGCTTTGATACGGGCGCGGTTCTTCCGGCGAAGGTTGCCGTTTGATTGTCGTGGGTTACTTGCCACAAGACTCCCCCCCGTATAAAAAAATCCCCCTTAAAGGGATGACGGCGAGGAAGTTGAACCGCCACCCCAAAAAGGAAGGAGAACGACAAAAAGAGAGCCAGCTGCCCGTCTGACTCTCATTTTGCAGTTTACATTTTATCGCATTGGAATGCGTTTGTCAATTGCACGTTTTTTGCATTTTCAGCGCTCAACCGCTCCGTAGAAGAGATAAGTCAACTGGCGGATAATGCGGTTCTTCCTGCGATAGATGGTGGATGGGTCAACCGTCCCAAAATAGGAACAAAGTTTGTCAATGCCGCCGCTGACCGGGTGGATGTAAAGAACATCAAGGATGCGATAATCATCGATTTCAAGCGTTGATAGCGCTTTATCCATATTCTTAATCCACGCTTCGGTGTCCTTGCGAAGATTCTCAAGTTCGACCTTCTCCATGATGCAATTGATTAAACGGTCTTCACGCTGATTCGTGCCGCCGCTGACGGGCGTTCCGTCTTTGGTAGCGGATTGAATGGAAGTCATCATGGAATCAATACGGCGAATTTCCTGTGCTGTAAAGTCTAGAGACTTCTTCCTTACGGCGTAAATGCGGAGTCGGTCAACCATCTCGCGTTGATAGTTCATCTGGTTTCGTCCTTTCTGCGCTGTTCATAAATGGCATATCGTGGGCAGACGCCACCCAGATTGACGGCGCGTTCTGTAGTCGGCTTGTTTGCGGTGACAGAGCGGCGGCAATCGAAATATGGGCAATTAGGATTGTCGCACAGGATTTCACCGGGTAACATTTTGAGTCTCCATGCATTCGATTTCAGAGCCGCAAGCGGCGTATCCTGCGATGTCAATCCAGTTGTCACGCTTCGCATGGCCGGAACGGACACGAGCAAGCTTGAGCAGGATAAGCGCGGCGGCAACATCCTTCGGCGTGAATGTAGTCCCGAAGTAGGATGACCAGATATCCGCAATGCGGCGGAAGTTGTCCTCTGGGTTGCCGTAATCGTTTTGACGGTCGGTACAGACAATGCTGATTGCAGTCTGCAAGGTATCCTCGCGGATACTGATTAGTTTTTCGTTCATAATTGCTCCTTTCATGCTTCAATGATGCTTCTTGTTCCGTCCCAGATTTCAATAAGCCGGATAGCGGCTGCTTTCAGCTTGCTATCATCAGCACCGTCGCGCAGAAGTTTCCTAAAGTCTGCCCTTGCGGTTTCGGTTGCGATTGTGACGGCTTGGTAACGCCGAGCGGCTTCGACATGGTCGCGGCTCTGACGCATCCACAAATTGTGTTGATAAACAAGCCTGTTCTTTTCTCTCGCGGCTTGTTCCTTTTCGATTCTGCCGGAGCGGAAGTCGTTATAGATTTGCCGCACCGACAGGAACAGTAACTGGTCATGAAGCGGCAAAAGGTCGGGCAGTTCCTCGTTTCTGTTTGCCGCTTCGCAGATTTCTTGAACGGTCAATAATATGCGCTCCTTTCTGAAAGTTCGTAGATTCGCCCACTTGATGCAACCCATCGAAACAAAACCGTCCCACCGGAACCGTGCCGATTTTTAGCGACAATCAGTTCGATGTCTTCATACTCCGGTTTTTCATCTTGATAGTATCCTTCGCGGTGCAGAAGAATTACACCGTCAGCATCCTGCTCGATAGCGCCAGAGTCTCTAAGGTCGGTCATTGTTGGGCGCTTGTCTTTACGCGAGACAGTTTCGCGGTTCAGTTGTGCAAGCGCGACAATTGGCGTCTTGGTTCGTTTGGCAAGCGCTTTCAATTCTTTTGAAATATTGCTGACTTGATCGTAACGGGATTTCTGCGCGTCTTCCGGTGCAGGATTCAATAAGCCGAGATAGTCAACAAAGACGATGTCGTAACCGCGCCGAGCGGTAAGCAAAGCAGAAAGGTCTGCAACAGACGAAACGCCTTCGTCAATGATGTCAAGGTTGTGGGATTGTACCTTTCGGAAAGCTATCGGCAGGATGCGTTCATCTTCATCCGACAATCGCCCGGTCATTAAAGCTGTGTAGCTAATACCGCTCATAACAGCCAAGCGCTTTGCGGTTACTTCGGTCTTGTCCATCTCAAGCGAAACGAACAACGCCTTCTTGCTTTTGCTTACGCATTCGGCAAGGTTGACAGCGACCGTTGTTTTCCCCATACCAGGTCGAGCACCGATGACATACAAACCAGTGCGGAAGAATCCGCCGCCAAGCTGTTTGTCAAGCGTCTTCATACCGCTTCGCACGACCGCACAAGTCGGGTCGGCTTTGACGGAATCGAGCCATTTAGCGAAGTTTTCAACAGCGTTGGTGCTTGTGGTGACCGGACTCCTTGTGTCCGTCTGGATGGCATCAAGGGCGGCGGAAAGGTTCTGGGAAACCGTAGCCAAGTCACCGCCAAAACGCGCTTCGTCAGCTGCGCGGTCTACAAGGTCGGAAATCCTGCTTTGCTTCGCAGACTCTTTGACGAGTCTTGCATACTCCATCACATTTGCGGCGGTCGGGGTTATCTGCATCAATTCAAGCGCATAATCGCGGAAGTTTGACACAGTGCGTTTGGCTTTTATAAGTGCGTCTTCGATTGTAACAGCGTCAATTACTTCGCCCCTAACCGACATTTCACAAACAGTATGGAAGATACGCTGATTTGTTACGTTTGAGAAATCCCACGGCGTTAGCTTTTCGATAAGGTCTGGAACGCAGGACGAATCAATCAGAATCGAGCCAATGACAGATTGTTCTGCAAATACATTTGCCATTGCTCTTTTCTCCTTCCTAATCGTCTAATGGGGAATGCCAGTTTTGTTCCTCTGTCCGGTTCGGGGGCGGCGCGTGAGCGCCAGCCGCTCCCGAATCCGGTTCTTCTTTATTATTGTTTCTTGTATCTGAATCAGATACATAATCAGATTCAGATACAGAAACATAATCAGAAACAGATACAGAATCAGATACAGATACATATACATTGGGGTTTTGCGGTTTTGCGGCGTTTTTCGGCGTTTGATGTGACCATGCATATCTTGCCCTGCGAAGCGTGTCACGGTGAACATTCATCTTGTCTGCAACAGCGCTCCATGAGCCAAGGTCTTCATATAGCCGCTCCGCTTCTTCTTGGTCAATCCAAACGCTGGGTCTGCCGCCTTTCTTGCCATCCTCAATTGATTTGTCATACCGCCGCTTTGCTGACTCTACGCTTGCAAGCGCTTGAACAGCAATCGCAGACGCAGGAAACGGAATGTCCTCAACCGCCTTGATGTCAAGGCAGACTTCGACGAGATACCAAAGGATTTCTTTTTGAAGACTTGCATCCGGCGCTTGAGCAGCTGCGTCAAAAAACGATTTGTAGAAAATAAAGCTGTCTTTCAAATGTAATCACCGAATACTTCCGCAAGTTCATCGTGCGTCACGCGCCTATCGCAACCGTCACCAAACGGACATCCTCTTGGCTCACAGTTGTCAAGGTTGTAATGGCAGACCAGCGGCGTTCCATCTCCGTAAGTATGGCGGTAATAGATGCACCCGACGCAATAAGGTTCGACTTTCTTATTCCGCATCTTTAATTACCTTCGGCGGCAAGACCTTTGCCCATCTGCAAACCTCAATATCTGTCTCTGGGTTGTGGTCACATCCGTCATGTGCGTTGAATGCACCATGTTGCGCTGAATAATGCAGGAGACTGAGAAACCGAGTCGGACGCCCGTCAAAGTCAACACCGTTTGCAATATAGTCTCCACTGACTTCCGGCAAACCATCGTGCCAAGCTACCATTCCGCCGCGCTCGATGCTGTCGAACATCTCTGCAATATCTGCAAATAAGCGCCGGATGCACCCGTTTTCGTTTTCATGCAAGCAACCAACGCAACCATCAGTTTCAAGACAGATGGAAATGGATTTACGAATCAAGTCAAACTGTGTCATTCGTCAACCTTCCTCTCTAAGAATTCCTTACCTTCGCGGTATAGAACATCATGAATTAACAGGCCTGTTACAGAGCGGTGGCAAAATAGGATTTGGCAATCATAACGGGCAAGCCAAGCAAGCACCGAGCCAATGAATGATTTTGAATCCATCCTGCTGGCATAGTCGTGCCTATAAAGGCTTTCCCATTCTGCCCCTTCTACAAGCAGATACATCTTCACCCCTGCCGCGGATGCGCGTTCAAATTCACGCTTGAACCGCGCTCTGCCGCGACAGAAGTTTCCGGCTAGTTCGTCAAGGCTCATTTTCCTTTCAATAGCAACCGGAATTGTGACCCATTCTCCGTCAACAAGGAATTTAGCCGAGTAATCCCCTGCGCTTAACGCTTGCCGCTCAACAGGCGTTTTGATTTGCTGAATACGCCGCTGAAAAGCGCGGTTGTCCTGCTCACGGGTATCGACCAGAACAACCATGCTTTCCAGAGCTGCCAGCATCTCTGGCGTTGTCATGCGTCAGAACGGGAGTTCGCCGTTGTCTGCGGTATAATCAAAAGCCGCAGGGACCGGCGCTTTCGGCTCGTCATGCTTGAGCGCCTTCGGCTTGGGAATCTTGTACTTGCCTTCGCGCACTTCGTCCGGCGTGATGACGGAACAACATTCCGTAGTCCATCCGCTCTTCCCGTTGTATTCCCATTCCTTCTCGCGGAACAGGACGCCGATGGTTTTCCCCTTCAGCGTGACTTCGTTCCAATCGAAATGGTAGCCGGGATTGCTTTCCTCAACAACAGCAATGAATTCGTTGAATGCGCGTTTGCTCCAACTGTCGCGCTCAGATCCGTCATCCGCAGGAATGAACAGGCGGAACGTACCACGCCAGCGCTTGTCTTCGTTCTGGTTCGCATTGTAGTCGGCTTTGAAGAATCCGGCGCGTTCGCCTTCGCTGATGTCGAAAGACAGGACGAGCATATCCTTGCCGCCCTGCGTCTGCTTGACTTCGGCGTTGAGGACTCGCGCCACATATCCGCCAGCCGGGAGCGGTTCGCGTCCGCTAGTGCGCTCTGCCTTGAAACCGTTGTACTGTTTAATCATTGAAGTTTTCCTCCTAAAATATTGATAATTTGTAGAGATTATTGGAAGTATACTTTTAATCTTTGACAGCTTTCCATTCAAAGCCGTTTTCCCAATGTCCGCTTACTGCGACAGGGACATATTGTGAACGGCATCCGACAGTTCTGTGCCGGACATTGTTCACGGCTTGCTTTTCTGATACCGCATAAGTGGTTCCCATGAACGACCATTCTCCGCGAATGCAGTTTTCCGGTTCTTCAGCGTCAAGATAGTATCTTGCATACACGCTGAAGCGCTCCTTTTGCTTTTCCGCCATG